GTTTTGCAGTTGGTCTTTAGTAGCCGCGCCTTCAAATGCAATATTCTGGATTGCAGTCGCAAGCGATTGAATACCGCCTTCACCACTGGAAAGTGCTTCTGCACCGATGGCCGCTATCGCTTCAGTGACATCACCGCTCGTACTTTTCACCTGGGAAAATTTCGCCAGCAGAGTATCCACTTGTGCCAGGTAATTTTGACGCTCTTGCTGCGCGAGTTTCATCGCGTCGATATTTGCACGCTCAGCTTTTTCCGCTTCGGTAACTTGGTCTGTAGCCAATCGCCATTTGCCGGTGTAGTTATCGATAGCAACGGTACCAGCGTCTTGGGCCGCAATAATTTCATCGAGTGATTTAACGGCAAGGCCGGTTTGCTGATTGAATTCAGCAATGCGATCTGTGGCTTCTGCCTGGGCTTTTGTTTCAGCAGCTTGAGATTGCGCCACCCGAGCTTTGGCTTCGCGCAACTGGTTATAGGCCGACACCGCTTTGGTGATGGCATCCAACACAAACACCCAAGGCAACGCGCGCATTGCATTTGCGAGCAAGCCCGTTTGGGTGGTAGCCGTTTTTTTGCTGTTGGCTAATTCAATAAAACTACGCGCGAGATTTTTAGTGTCGTTCACATACTCCACTAGTTTCATTGCGGCATAAGCTTTTGCCAGTAGAGCAACGGTGCTGATGTTATCTTTAATTGCCAGCACTACTGCTTTCGATGTTTCTGCAACGGAAATAAAACCATCGCTAATACGCTGCGCCCACTCCTTCAATTCGCCGGTGGCTTTCATCTCCTGGATGTAATCGATCAGTTGACGTAACTGATCCTTGGCATAATCGAGCGCACCTGATTGGGCGATCTCATTTAAAAATAACTGCCATTCATCAGTGAGGTTAGAAATGTAGCCAGAAAGCAGGCTCATGTTTTGCGCGGCAGCACCGGCGCTTTGCGCGCCCATCTCATCGATCAAAGCTTTGATTGTGTCGCGGCCAAGCAAGCCGGCCTCAGACATTTTTTGCAGTTCAGCGGTATTTTTACCGGTGACCTTAGCGAGCAGATCCCATACAGGAACACCTCGCTCGATCAACATCATAATTTCTTCGCCTTGCAGCTTTTGTTTGGCCCATGCTTTACCAAGTGCTAGCGAGATACCCTCTACTGACTCATAACCCTTTCCCAATGCAGCAGACTGATCCACGATGGCCTGCATCGCGCCATCCATTGGATCAAGACCAAAGTTTTTGAGTGCTATGAAAGTGTCAGTGACTTCGTTCAGTTGTAGTGGAGTATCTTTAGCAAAATTTTTCACCCACTCTGTAGCTTTTTCACCATCAGCAATGGAACCCATCGCTTGCGTCATCTGCAGTGACAGGCGCTCGAATTGATCGCCGGTATTCAGCATCGATTTAAATGCGTTTGTAATCGTGTTGATACCAACAGCGGCAGCGGCCAATGCCAGCAATCGTTTGGTAAACGATCCAATCGACGTGCCAGCCTTGCCACTCGCACCATCAACATTATTTAATTCTTCATTGGTGCCTTTTAATTCCTGGCGTGCTGTTTCAATCGGCTTGCCTGCCGCATCGTAGCGTTGAGCCATTTTGGTCGCTGCGGTACCGGCTTTATCGGCAGCTGCAGCACTTGCGTTTGCGGAGCTAGCAATGCCATCAATGGAAGAGTCTGTATTTTTTAATGCAGAAGCCGCATCGCTCGCGTTGTCACTTACATCGCCTAATGCAGAGTTGAGGGTTTTGGTACCGGAACTGGCAGCGCTGGCCTCTTTACCAAGGCTGTCTGCTGCTACGCCCAGGGAATCAACAGACTTGCTCGCGTCGGCACTCGTGGTGTCCAACGTCTCTACGTCTTTGCGAAATTTGGCAACAGCATCGCTGGCCAAATTTTTAGCTTTAATGACGAAATTTAAAACGGAGTCTTTGACGGCCATGTTTATTCCTGTACTAACAAAACTTGCGCACTAACAAAAAAGGCGCCGCGGCGCCTTGAGTGATCCGCCGCAGCAGATGGGTATCGCGATTATTATTAGATTGCTTGAGCGATGCGCATGTACTTGGATAATCCCGAACCAACAACGTTTGGCGAACTCAGCACATCGAACTGAAGCGGGATCTCGCCAAACTCAGAACCTAAAAATGCGAGACCACTGGTTGGTGAGAATTTAATGCGGTGGTTGGTAACCGCTACAGGCTTGCCGCTTTGGGCATCGTTCACGCCATCAAAGTGGAGGCGGAATTCTTGACCCGATGCAACGAGTGCTTCCATGATCGCGCCGACTGCTTTGGTGTAACTGACTTTCACACCTGCGTTGGTGATATCACCGTCACCGATCACAACAATACCGGTAGAGGTGATGGTGTAATCCACATCTACTGTCAGAGCTGCATCGGCAGCTGTTTTAACAGTGATGGCAGCGCCATGATCAATAGGAAAGTCAAAAGGGATTAGCTCACCATTAACCCCTGCACATTCCTGAACTTCATCAGTGACCGTGCCTGCTGCTACAGCGGTTACGGAGCCTCGCAAAGCGAGCGCAAGATTCTCTGGAGTAAAATCGTGTAGCAACATGCTGCCAGTAAAACTGCTGATTTTACTTTGCACGTTTGCATTGCCGCCGCCGGGTGTCATGTAATTGGGCAGCTCTTGTTTCTCTTCATCGAACGCGTATTCCAACTGGCTGTTGTTACCTACCGGCAAGAGGCCGCCGCCGCTACCCAACAATTCCAAGTAAACCGCACCAACACCAATGAACGACATCTCTCTGTGAACTACTGAAAAAGCCATGATGGCCTCCTATCAAGTGATTAAAATTTAATTTCCAATCGTGTAACTGGTGGTGAAAACATCGAGCCACAGCAAATTGGTTTTGTCGTAATCCAACACATTGCCTTCTAACCACTGGCATGGATCCAAACATTCGTGCGGTTTCCAACCCATTATCGCGTTACGAACTCTGCCGATGACGGGGCCAATGTCTTGTAGTGCAGCGGCGCCGGTTGCGTCGCGATAATTTCTGCCTACTGAAATAATCCCAAAGTTGACTTCTGCGATTGCGCGCTTAGAAACCGCCGGTTTGCCTGAATTTTTGTTGCGCTCTTTTGAAACCACTACAAACAATGTGTTCTGCCTAAAGCTGCCAACCCGTTCAACGGCGGCATACTCCGCAGCGCCTTCCACTTTTACAAAATTGAATTGCGGATCCCGCAACCGCACCTGGATTAATTCAGCGTTAAAAAAATCCATATCAGAAATCTCGCAGTGCATCGCGCATGCGACTACTGCCTTTAGTGACCTGCGCCATTCCCGCACCGGTCTCTACCACTTCATCGTCAGCGCCTAATGAAAATTTGCCATTAGCGGCTTTCTCCGCCTGTTGAAGCGCATCTTTGTAATCGCGCACAATCGTGTCATCACTTTCCAAACGGCCACGATTCTTGTGCAAGTAGTAACGTGAAATGGCACGGCACCAAACGGTTAACACTCGTGGTACTGGTGACAGTGGCAAGGTGTATCCACCTTTGCGCAGGTACCCATCAATCACACCGTCTGCATCCGCAACTGCATCATCAATGCGTGCCAGGGCTGCATCAGCATCTGCAATTTGTTCTGCATCAAATGCGCTGCGGTCACCACCATTTAACGTGAGCGTCATTAACTCGTACGGCACCATTTCGCCATCTTCATTGCTCGCCACTTCGGCCAGCTCACGTGAGCCAGGGCGATCAAGCAACTGTTGGTGGGTGATGTAAGCCATGTTCATTCTCGAATAGGTGCTGCACCTGTGTTGCGCCAGTGCAGCGTTCTTTGTCGGGCTACCAAATCACTATCCACAACAACAGTGATTCAGATTATCGAGCCGCCCTAGGAGCAACCCGACACGCCCTCTCGGGGTTATTCTTTAACTGGAGCCGCAAATTCAACTGCAGTGATGGCTTCCACCAGTGCCTCTTTTTTCATTTGAGCAGCGCCAGAAACATTCAATTCACCAGCAACTTTTTTCAGTGCAGCAGCACTCAATGCATTGAGTTCAATCACACGATCATCTTTGCTAACCGCGCGCTTGATGATTGCTGTGTTTTCGCCATCGATACCTTCCGCTGTCTGTTCGGTATTGGAGACATCAGGCAGGCTTTGTCCAGAACCATCGCCGGTAACTTCTGCGGCACTTGTGTCAGTTGGTGCATCAGCTTCTTCAATAGAATTATTACCAAGCCATGCATTAATTTTTGCAGGAACAACACCTCTGGGGATTGGATCGCCTGGGTTAATAATTTTTTTGCCAACGGCAACTGCGCAAACGGCTACGTAATTTTTTGTGCTCATTGAATTCACCTGCGGTAAATAAAAGGATTGTTTAAAAGCTCCATCCTTGGGTGTCATGGCTGACTCAGTTAGCCGCTAAATACAGCACCGGCACCTATGAATAGGTAGCCCGCATCTGCACCGGCAATGACAGGTTTATATTCGTTGTTGACGGGATA